GTGCTTTGCGAACTTCCGAGTAACTGACTGATACTGGTAAATGTTCCAGCTGTCAATGCAGATCCTGCGAGAGTGTAGGTTCTTGTTTGTAGTCCTGCCATTTTTTATCTCCTTATATTTTGAAGTATAGTTTTGTTCCACCTAGTTTTACACTGGGGAAAAATTTCCTTGCTAGTCCACCTGCAGTAGCCAAAACTATTGCTGAGGATAGGACTGCTTTACCTTTTGTTGTACTTGCCAAATCAATTGCATGAGTGGATAATGATGAAAATGCATCACTTAGATCTCCATCGAGTACATCTTTGATAACTCCCTTACCTGGTGAAGGTGCTCCTCCCTGGTTAAGGTATTGTGCTACGCTCAATCCTGCAGCCATTCCAGTAATGGATGGATGCGGCATTGCCGGTTTTCTTCTTGCCATATTATTTCTCCTTGATCTTGTGCCAGTGTAAGCTCTTCGAGCGGTCTTACGACGCTGACCTTTTCGGGTGGAGGTTTTTCGTCGGCGAGACGTGTCATAGGATTTTTTAGATATGAGCTTTCCATCTCTAAAATACATCCTACGTCCATTCGCACCCTTCCTGGTGTAAAGCCCTACTGGCATATACTCACATATGAGTAACACTATTAAAGCTAATTGGAACGCTCTGCAGTTTTTTTAGATCGTCGTTACTTATTTTTGAGTATATCCTCAATTATTATATAGCAGAACTACCGTAGCATAACAGATATGAGCTTAGCCAAAGACATGAAGTATAGCCTGGGCACGCCTTCGTTGATGCGTGGCCTTGAGAAGGGACAGGAAGCGGAAGTAAAATTCCTCACTGATCCAAAGCCTGTGGAAACAGAGCACGGTAGTAAGTTTGACATTCAGGTACTCCTACTATCCCACCCTCATCCTGACTACTCTTCTCTTGAGAAGAAAGGGAAGAGACTTACCTGGAGAACCAACTGCCATGTAGTGAGAGTGACCATTGCGGATCTCTTTACTAATGAAGTTGAAGACTTCCAGAAGGATTGGTATGAGCTTACCTGGACAATCTCCTGCAGAGAGGACGGAAACATATGGGTGGAAGCATGAAGTGTTGTGATAAAAAATGTAGTCCACTAATCCCTGCTCCACATGAAAACAAACAAGGATTATACTTTTGTTCACTATGTAGGGTGGTGTATTACAGATGAAGAGACGCTGCAATCTTTGCTTACAGTCTAAGGATCACCTTAAGACAGATAAGTTTAGCAATGAAGTAACAATATGCTATGAATGCCAGGGAATCCTAACCAAAATAATTAAGCAAAATTGGATTACTATCTAGCTTTACAACCAAATCCGTTTAAAGAAACAAGAAGGACTAGAGGATGAGGTGGGGTAGGATAGGGTATAAAAGGCGAGTTTGGGCCGTCACAGGGCGTTGGAGGGCCGTCTTTTGGCGTTTCTGAGGCTAGTCAAACCCGAACTTGCCGTGTACCAGTTTCGTAACTTTCTCTTTTGGTTTGTTATCTGCAGCTTTTTGGATAACTGGGATCAGCTTGGACGCTGCCGCTTGGACATACCAGGGCTGATCCTTTAACTCTTCAGTCATACTATGCAACAAAGACAGCTGCGATCCTTCCTCCGTCTCGCCCAGTTTTTGGGCAGCATTCCCCATAGCACCATTCCAAAAGTCTATCGCTGCCTTTCTGCCTTGAGGGATCATGAACTCCTCGAAATCGACCAGGGCCTGCTCACGGATTTGGTTAGTGATCACCGAAAGGCTAGCTAACAAAGTTTCGTTTGATTCTTCAGATATTAACCAGGTCTCAATCTTTTTTTGAGTCCTTAGCGGAATCCAGTAAGTATAAATCACCAAGTAAAGCCCAAAGCTCAAGACCCAAACAAGAGCGAATATTTCGTCTGTCATTAGTCACCAATTCCAAAGACCTTATCTAATCCAGTTACGGTTAAAATTGAAGCAATCAAAATATCTAAAGCGTCGGTATCTTCTGTAGTTTTCCCCGTTGCTAATAATGTATCTATATCCTCTCCAAAAACTTTACCTAAAGCAGCATCACCTACCACAAAAAATGAACCTAATATTATACCAGGGGGGAGGTTTAGATCATCTACAACAAAATTGGGTATAGTTTCTGCAGTAGTGATTGCATATGACAGAGCTTTGGCAGTGTCGTTAACTTTTGTGAATAATACCCATCCTATAGCTGTTATTATTGGCGCAAAAGCCTCAATAACGTTGCTGAGAGCAATAAGTGATCCACTAGGCAACTGTTCGCCAGGCTTTCTAAAATGTTTAACCAGGGCAGCTATACCAAAAGCAAATATATACGGAAAGAATTTCTTTAATGTCTCTATAGTGTTCTTAATAGTTTCTGGATCTAACTCTTCTAAAGTAGGCTCCCCGTTTCCATTGACAGGTTCTCCATTGAACCGAAAGCCTCCGCCACCGAAATCCTCTGCAACGAGTACCATTAACCAACTTGCCTAATTCCTTCGAGTACCATTACTGCAGCCAGGAGAAAACGCATAAGGAGCTGCTCCAGGTTATAGTCTTCGTACATTATTCTTGGCGATAGATCCTGCCAGTCATAGTAACGGTTACATCATACGCAAAACTGCCGGCACTGTCTATTGTTGCAACAACTTCAGTATATGCTGGTATAATGAGTTTTTGAGTATTTGATGCAAAGGTTTCTGGTGTTGATACATGAGCAGAAGCTACTATCACAGAAACTTTAGTTCCATTTAATGTAGTAATACATAGTGTGGTACTACCATCGGCAGGAGACGCTGGATCAACTGCTGCATTTAATTGTAATTCACCAACAAATAGATAATTACCTGTTGTAAACGAGAATGCTGTTTGAGGTGAGGTAGTAGCAGCTAGCGTTCCCGAGTATGCCGCCGCAAAATCACCGTATATCTCTAAAGCTTCTGCTGGTCCTGTGAAGCTTCCGCCTACTGGATTACCTGCACCGCCTAAGATAGCCATGATGATCCTAAGCTGAGTACGTTATTGATACTGCTACGTCTACTGTTTCTGCTGTTGTGCAACTTACCGAGAAGTCTATCTGGTTACCAGCTATGATATCAAAGATACCTGCAGAGTTCTCAACGACAACGGGCATTCCGCTGTTACCGTCAAGTGGTCCTGCTGCCTGGTTACTCCAGGAAGGTCCTGCGAATATCTGCTGTACTGATACACCATCTCCTGCAAACTTGAAAACACTGCAGCCATCAGTGGCGCTAGTGTGATCAGGTGAGCATGACATGCTGATCCTTACAACTTTACTCATTCCCTCTGGGTTAGTCGTGCTTTGCGAACTTCCGAGTAACTGACTGATACTGGTAAATGTTCCAGCTGTCAATGCAGATCCTGCGAGAGTGTAGGTTCTTGTTTGTAGTCCTGCCATTTTTTATCTCCTTATATTTTGAAGTA